GGGGAGCGGATTTCCAGGCGGAGCTGTCAGCTGTCCGTGTGCCACCCGCCTCTCCTCCCCCGCCCGGATCAAGCACAGGTTGCATACCCCGATGACGAGATGCTCGTAGTCGGCACGCTGCGGTGTCGGGCTGAACACACTGGAGCCTGTCTGCCCGCGCGTGTAAAACAGGAGACCAGGAAGCGGAGGTCGCTGCGCGACCCCCGCTTCACTGTTCCCCGGCTCCATGTCCTGCCCGCACGCAATGCAGGACATATCCGGGTGATTCATGGTACTCCGCTCCGTCCGCCCCTACCTGGAGGTCTTCCTCCAGGCTTCATCGAGCCGCGCCTTGGAGTTGGTCTGCATCCCCTGGTTGTAGAACCTGATCATCAGGAACGCTATCGCATCCGGCAGCGGCAGCTTCATGGTGGTGGCGATTCCCCGTGCATCAGACAGCACGTACTGACTGCCCCGGCTGACGTTACGCAGCTGAGTGGTCAGGCGTTCCAGGTTGACCCGGGTGCCGAACTTCAGCAGCACCAGCGCGATACCGTAGATAATGGTGCCCGCGTACCCGCTAGGCTTCTGCGGGAACGCCGCCGTGTAAACGCTAGTCGCTTCCTCCATCACCCGGAAGGCATCCTGCTTGCCGGATTCCAGGGCGGCCCTCCATCGCTCCGTGCCCCGCGTCGCCCGCGCCTGGCCCGCAGCCATAGAACCTGCCGTGGTAATGATCCGGTAGAACGGGGTCACGCCTCGCATCACGCCAGGAGCGGTAGCCGCGTCAATGCGCCATCCGGCCTCGGTGATGATACGGAGGATTTGCAGGGCAATCGGATCCCCGGTAGTGCAGTCCGCCTGGAACTTGCGGATCCCCGTCCACTGGCGGCGGTCGTTGTACTCCAGGGCGATGGCCGCTTCCTGCTCGATAGTCAGCCCGTGAAACACGTTGCACTGCACCAGTTCATCGGGGAAGCCAGCCATCCGCATCAGCCTAGCACGGTTCGCGCCGTCCAGGATGGCCAGCTGCTTCTCACCGTTTTCCAGGATGCGCTCTGACACGATAAATACGCCGAGCAGTGCAGGATTGTAGCTCTCCAGCTGCTTGCGCACCCAGGCGTCACTAGGATCCCGGGGGTTAACCCGGATGTCATGCACCAGCTGGCTTACCGGAAGATGCTCTTGCGTCCATTCAAGATTGCTAAGCAGCACTATTCTTCCTTCCTTCCTTCAGTGTTATCTGCAGCATTGCGCAAGCTGCGCAGCTTGTTCGCGGACTTCCGCAGGGAGCTGATAGTGCGGATGATGTTACCCCGCAGGATGTCCATAGCCTCGGGGCTGCAGGGCAGCTCCGGTTGCTCTAGCCACACTTCCAGGCTGCCTGCCGAGCCCCTCATCGCAGTCAGGTGGGGGCGGATGGCCTCGATGTCGACTCCCTCACCAGAAGCAAGACGGCTAGCACTCTCCCTGCTCTCTAGCTCCTCTCTCACGATACGGACGAGGGCAGTGGCATAGTCGACGATACTAGACACCCTGAGTACCCCGCCACTGTCCTCCCAGTGCCGGATGGTAGATGACCCAGGTGATGTAGAACCCATCCTCCGGCTTACTTCCCCCGAGTTGAGCCCTGCAGTCTGGCGGTATGCCTGCCACTCCCACGGAGGGGGCAGCGGAGCCAGGATCTTGGCTATCTCCTCGCGATTTTCCTGTATCTGCTTCCTGGTCATCCGTCCCCTGCCCCTGCCCCTAGTTGGCAAAAGAGCGGCGAGGGCCGCTTTCCGTTCATCTTCCTCTTCCTTTTCCACCCATGCTCCTGTCCGGCTAACGTGCTGTAACTAGCTGCTAGCACTGTACCCCCCTATGGTAGCATAGTGCGTAGCGTGTGCGCGCCATGCGTGCACGCGCGTGGTATGCATAAGGCACGCTGCCAAGGAAGGAATGCCATGCAATCTGGGCCTGCACTTGAATTTCCCCGGTTCCCTCAGCCGGATGACATCGGATGCTTCCTCGCCCGTGGCCTGCGAGAACAGGTGCTTGCAGTCTGCCTGGACGAAGCGCAGGAAACCGCCCTGCAGTTCCCGTCCGGTTCCGCTGCCCGGGATGAGCACGACCGCATCACCGCCAGCATCCAGGCTCTGCAGGAGCAGGAGCAGGGATGAATTTCTCCCCGCGTGCAGCCAGGATCATTTGCCTGCTCCTGCACCGCAAGCACGATCCGGTGCCGCTTGCACCGGTTCGTCATATCGGGATGCCAGGCGGACCGGAATTCACGCAGCGTTCAAGCGGCTCGGTATGCCGTCGCTGCGGGACCATGCTAGGGAGCAGCTGATGGATTACGACGACGTAGAAGTGACAGTCTGCCTGGAACACGGCAGTTTCGTCCCGTGCCGCAAGCGGGGTGAGCACCGGCTGTCCAGCTCGGCAGGCGACATCGCGATGGTGCGGTACCATCAGGAGGTCAGTGTCCGGCTGCAGCAGAGGCCGCAGCCTCCGCCTCCGCCTCCGCCGGTGTACCGTCAGGTCGGTACCCCGGCAGAAGACTGGCCGCTCTACATCAGTGATGATTACAGTTCGTACACGCAAGCTTGCAACGGATCCGTCATGGACGAGCAGGCGCAAGGTGGCCAGCACTACCTGAAGCCGTGCACGGATACATTCAGCGCGAGCACGCCCGGGGAGCTGCTAGAGGAAGTCCGGCATCATATCGCTGCCGTGGTGCACTACGAGCCCGTAATCGGGGGCTAGTCCTGCGGGGCGGGGGCGTGCTAGTTTTTACAGGCGGTGACACGCGCCACCGCAGGAAAGGAACAGCATGCAAAGCCCGGAACTAGCCCGCGACGTGTACCGCAGGATTCAGGACAAGCCGGACAGCTTCCGGATGCGCAGCTGGGGTGTCCTCCTCGGGCAGGGCAGGTACGCCGCCTGCCTCGCTGGGCACACTCTCCTGGCATCTGGCTACGAGCTGGCAGCTGACGATATGTTCTGCTCCCCCGGTGGCAGCATCATCTCGGATCCAGGAGAAGAGGCATTCCTGCTGCTAGGGCTCACCCGGAAAGAATACCGCAGAGGCGTGCACTGGTGGAAGTGCAACATATTCTGCGAGAATGCACCCGAGGATGCCGCACTTGACAACTTCCTCCAGGTAATAATAGAGGAAGAGCAGTCCCGTCCGGTGCTTGCCAGCCTGCTCAGGTAGCTAGACAAGCAAAAGTCCCGCCACTCACTAGTGAGTGGCGGGACTTTTATTTTTATTTTTGTTTTTGCTTTTACTCAGAAACAGGGATGCTGTGCAGGATGGTGTCCACTTCCCGTGCCCAGTGCGCCTGCTCCAGGGCGTGATGACCCAGCACCGCCCGCATCGGGATGCTCGGGCTGCCAGCCTTCACCCATTCCGCCGCCAGCTCCCCGCACCACAGCGGGAACCCGTTCGGCCGGTCTGTCAAGCGGCCGAACAAGTGCCGGACAGCCACGTAGGCGAAGCTAGCCTGCCAGCCCCAGAACTCCGGGTCCGGATGGGCGTCCACAAAGCCGAGCATATCGTCGATCAGCTCGTCCCTCGTCACGATGCACAGATCCGGCGTCCAGAACCAGTCTCGCCCCTCCTCCTCATACGGGAGACGGGACAGCACATGCTCCCGCATCCAGGGGTCCCGGCGAGCGGCCTGCACCGCCTCCGTTTCCCCCAGCACCCGGTAGAACTCACCCGCCTCCGACACCATCCCGACCGACAGCAGCCGGTCATGATGCTTACCGGAGGCGAACTGCGCATTCAGGTAAATCTTCACTGCCCTCCGTCAGGTGGTGTCCAGTCGCGGGGGCCGTCCTCCGGCTTGATGGCGGCCGATACGCTCCACGGGAGCGGACGGCAGCGCAGGCAGCGGAACAGTTCCCCGTCAGGGGTGACCTTCTTCCCTTTCCGCTCTCCCGTCAGCACCATCAGGTAGTTGTGCTCATGCGTCTTGCGGCAGTTATTCTTGTGCCGGAGCCGCTTGATCTGCCGCAGGGTCAGGTGCGCCAGCGCGTGCTTATCCGGCCAGTCCGGGTCGTAGACCATCATCCGCGTTTCAGTGAGCATCTAGTTCCTCTCCTTCACTTCCTGGTCAGTGCCCTGTGGATCGCTGCCGCCAGCAGGTAGTGCGGTCCCTCGGGACCTGCTGACCAGGTGCACGCCGCATCCACGTACTTGAGCGTCCACATTTTCCTTCCTGTGTTGAACGACCACATGCAGCGACACCTGTCCCCCGGGTAATCCCGGGGGGATACTGCTACCTGCGTGATCGGGTGCAATCCGTTGACCAGCTGCGCTGGCATCTGCCCTCCTGGCTGCCGCCGTACGGGCGCTGTGTAAACCGGCCCCCATGCGGTATACTACAGGTAGTGCCATGCGCATGCAACCGCGTTCAGGCAGCAGAGCTGTTCGCGGATGGTATGCTGTAAGCACGCACAGAAGGATGGAGGAACAGATGAGCGCAGCACATGCAGAAGCTCATGGCGAGCTGCTGTGGGAAGGGAAGCACCCAGAGCACTTCAAGGCCCTGGACCGAGCAGGCGAGCCCCGGGAATGGGACGGCTGGCTGATGGCCAAGGATTCCACCGAGGTACCGGAATCGCTCCAGTGGAGCGAGATGGAAGTCTACCTGACGACGGGCGGCTACTACGTCCTGCGGGTACTCGGCATGTCCGTTATCTACCACCGGCACGGCTCCCGGTGCAACACCGGCGACCCCAAGCACGGCCGGGACATGGCCGATGACATGGAACCGTGCTCTCGCTGTCATCCGGCAGCCAACTACCGGGACGAGTCCAACGACGACACGCTGTTCGACGCGGAGGTAGTGATCCCTACTATCACCTATGCCAGGACGCCCGAGGAGCTAGTCAACGCCATGCGATGGGGAAACGGCCCGAAGACCGGCAGCTTCTCCTATCTTGCCGCCCGCGTGATGCGGAAGCTCAGGACGAAGGACCGGGTGATCGACGCGCTGATGCGGAGACCAGTAGTCTTCGAGTAGCAATACTGCATCACGAGGAAGGAAGGAACACATGTCCGATACCGGAGCAGGCAATCATAAGGCAAGCGAAAACGGAAGGGGGACATTCCCGCTAGCAGACGTCGCTGTCGTAAGAATGCGAGGCGGTGACATACCGGAGCCAGGCAGCGGGAGCGAGGAACTCATTCTCGCCGCCTGGAAGGTGTACCGCTACGTGCTAGCCCGCGCAAAGCGCGAAGGCAAGGAAGCTATCCAGCACGGAATAGACGGGTTCACCTGGAACGGAGAGCTGCCCGGGGTATACCCGGACATATGGACAGCCGGGGCGTCACCTCTTCCGTCCCATGACCTGCCGCTGGACAAGGCGCGCAGCGCTGTCACCAACTGGCTGCTCACCAGCAGGAACGTGAGTATCATGTCCCGGGGCAGGGACGCGATGACAACTAAGAAGGAGGGCACGCGCCCCGGTGCCACGTCCAGGTGGTGGATCAGCAATGAGTTCCTGGGAGTCCCGCCCGGCATGAGCCTGCCAGAGCAGGCGTCACAGGAACTGCAGGAACGGATACTCGCAGTAACTCCTGTGACGGCAGCCAGCGGAGGACCAGCGGCCGTGCCGGATCCAAATCCGAGAAACTGGTGGTGCACGTTCGCCAACTTCTGCCAAATGGATAACCCTGTCAGCCGCGCCGAACTCGGCACTCATCTTTTCAGGGTTCATCAGCTGAAGCCCGGCAGCGGGATGTATGACATCGCTATGGCGGAAGCCGAGGCGCTCCGGGAGGGCAGCCCCGTCTGGGAGGAACCAGAGGAAGCGTACACGCCTCCCGCCCCCGTCCCCGCTCCCGTCCCCGCTCCCGCACTCCGGATACCCCCAGCCGCAGCCCGGAGCCTGATATCGCTCGGTGCTCCTCCGGCTCCAGCTCCGGCTCCGGCAGTCACCGCTGCTCCGGATCCGGCTCCGGCTGCTGCCAGCATCTCCGCTCAGGGCCGAGTGTTTGCGAGCATGGTAGCTGACCTGGAACAGGCAAACGCTGACCTCCGCCGGGAGAACCAGGCTCTGCAGGACAGGCTGCGGCGGATAGAACCTGAAGGTGGCGACATCCGGCTATCCGACGGGGAGATTGAGCGGATTGCGCGGCGGCTAGCTTCCCTGATATCATTGAGGGATGGCAGCTGACCCCGGAATCATGACCGTATCACACTCGGAGATGGCGGCGTGGGCTCGGTGCCCGCGCCGCTGGTACCTCGGCACGTACCTGCGATGGGGGACGGATCCCGTGACAGCTCCGGCGACGGGGACGGCACTGCTCGGGACGAGGCTGCACCTCGCCCTGGAAGCACACGAGGGGTACGGAGTGGATGCGCTCCAGGCACTCGGCTGGATCTATGACCAGGTGTCGGAAAAGCACCCGTTTGACGAAGGGGAGGTACGGAAGGAACGGGACATGGCGTTCGCCGTGCTGGAAGGTTTCCTGGACTGGGCTGCGGAGGAGGGGTACAATGCAGGTTACGAGATTGTCGCCACCGAGCGGGACGCGTCCGTGCTCCTCCCTTTTCTGGACCAGAGGGAGGGATTCTTCCAGCTTGTGGCCAAGCTGGACGTACTGGTCCGCCGCACTGAGGACGGCGCTGTCCGCTTCCGGGACTACAAGTCCGTCGGTACGCTTTCCAAGTCCAACGGACTGCTCCGGGACACCCAGATGAAAACGTATTCGATGATCCAGGGGCTGCAGGCGAAAGAGAATCACGCGCACCCGCATCCGAGTGGCGGTCAGTACGTGATGCTGCTGCGCTCGAAGAGGACGGCCCGTGCCAAGGGTCCGTTCTACAGCGTCATTGAGTTCGACTACAACCGGCACGACCTGAACGCCACCTGGATGCGAGTGCGATCGATTGCGAGTGGCATCGCGCACACCCGCCGGGAGCTGGACGCAGGGGTTGATCATCACATTGCTGCATATCCCGTCCCGGGTGACTACTGCGAGTGGGGATGTCCGTTCGTGTCCGTCTGCCACCTAGCAGATGACGGAAGCCACCTGTCGGATGCGCTCGCTGGCAACTACGTGCAGGTGGACCCGATGGCACGCTACCATGACACCAGCATCGACGAGCTGCTGGAAGCACTAGGAAAGAAGGAATGAATGCTATCCAAGCGTAATCTGTGGATCACCGATGACGTCAAGGTGGAGGTGGTCACCTGGAGCGGGAATAGGAATGACGAAGGGGAACTGCGCGCAATCTGCGGAGACCAGCTGCACTACGTCAGGGATGACGGGGTAGCCGCAATTGGCAGGCCCGGAGTAGCTCTCAGTGACTCTTTCGTAGCGGCGGGGGACTACGTCATCGCGGATGCGAATACTGACCAGCCCGTGCTCTGGCTACCGGGCGGGCACTGGCTCGTGCAGGAAATGTTCGGGCCAGGTGCGCCGGAGGTGCAGCCCGGTGCCTGACGAGCGTCCCGTCGAATTCATCGATCTTTGTGAAGACGCTTTTCCGTTCCTGATAGAGCTGCTCGAACGGGGAACGGACAAAGTAGTCTGGTCCCAGCTAGTAGAGGAGCCAGGTGCAGTAATCGTGCCATCTAGAGAAGAGCTAGGAGTCACTGCAGTCTGGGTTCGCGTGTCGTATTCTGACGGGACAGTGCACGAGCATACTCCGCAGGAACAGCCGGATGCCTGACGAAGAGCTAGTCGATGACGGTGGTCTCAGCTCGGATTTCACCTTTGTCGAAGAGGCTCCGGATAGAACTGAAGTCGTTCCGCAGGCGCTGTGGGTGGGAGTGCGACGTGGATTCAGTCCCGACGGTCGGCAGGTGGAGGAGCCAACCGTCTGGGTGGTGTACCAGGAGCGGTACATGTCGTCCGGGCTGACCGGATGCGTGGCATTCAGCCCGGAAGGATGGCGCGCGCTCAACCGGGCAGTCGAGTGGCGGCTCCAGCACTTCGAGGTGGGTGAGGAGGTGATGCCACCTGACGCCGACGGATGAACCTGACCAGAAGCGATGGCCTCAGTTAAAGCGCCCGTCCGGTGCAGTTAGCCGGACGGGCGCTTGCGTGCTAGCCCTTCGCCCAGCGGACTGGCAGGACCTCGGCCTTGACCAGCAGCGGGACACGGTACCTGCCCCGCACAGACATGACATCTTCTATTGTACGGCAGACTTCATCCGCCTCATCCTTGTGCACTTCGAACAAGATTTCATCGTGAATCGGAAGGAGCATGCAGTCCCCGAGCCCGGCAGCATCCAGTTCCAGCATCGCCATCTTGAGCACCTCGGCACCCTCAGCCTGGATCACGCGGTTGACCGCCACGTACTCCTTGCCCGGCTCGACCGGCAAGTAGCGCCGGAGGCCAGACCGCACAGCAGGGCGTCCCTCTCGCGCAGCTGTTCCCTTAGCCTCGCGCACAATAACCCGGGTAAACTCCTTAAGGCCAGGGTAGTGAGCATCGAATGCCTCCTTGACAGGTCGCATCACCTCGTACGACACGCCTGCCGTTTGTGCCATCTTAGCAATCCCGGCACCGAAGCATGCACCGTACACCACGTTCTTGCACAGCTGCCGTTCCTGTTCCTTCTTGCTGATGTGCCTAGCCCAGATCTGAGAGGCAATCCCGGCGAAAAAGTCAGTGCCGCCCGCATCCGAGTCGAGGAACATCTGTATCATGCCCTCGTCCTGAGCATAGTGCGCAGCCAGGCGTCCTTCCAGCTGACCGTAGTCCGCGCTGATGAATACGTGATCCGGCCGGGGGATGAAACTGCCCCGGATGAACGTGTCATCCCGGCTGAGCGTCTGCAGCGCAGGCGAGGTGATGCTCATCCGGCCAGTGATCGCCTCGGCCTGCCAGATCTGGCAGCGCACCACGTCATCGGCATCCGCGCTCTTGATGAAGTTGTCCAGATAGGACGACATCATCTTCTCGGCGTGCCGTACGCCGAGCACCTGCTCCGCTATCTCCCGTGCCTGCGGAGTCGATCCGAAGTCGCGGACGCGTGCCAGGAATTCCTTGTCCATCTTCGGCAGCCCGGACTTCGGGGTGAACTCCGTTGGCGGCTCACCATGTTTTTCCAGTGCGGCGGAAATCTGCCGGGCACTGAGCACGCTGGTGATGCCGTAGGCTGCGTCCAGCCAGGTGCGCGCTTCCGAGGCGTAGGTTTCCAGCTTCAGCCGGGCCTGCGTGATGTAGGCGGGGTCGATGAGGATGCCCTTGAGCATCATGTTCACGCAGATCTTGTTGACTGCCAGCTCCACGTCGTACGCCTCGGGACAGCTCGCCATCACACGCGGGTACAGATGCGACCATAGCCTGCTTGTCAGCACCGGGTCCAGGGCTGAGTACGCCCAGTACGGAGCGAAGTCATAGGGAACTGACCCCCAGGTCCAGCCGTTCCTCTTCATGCCGTCATCCAGGGCACGCTGACCGGAGTCCGCCTTCGGGTCGATCAGCCGCCGCGATAGCGGCTTCAGCCCGCGCGCTCGCATCGGATCATCCAGTGCGGCTAGGATCAGCGTATCGTGCAGCCGGTGCCAGGGCAGGTCAATCCCGCCCTGAATCGACAGGAACCTCCAGTCGTGCGGGAGGTTGTGGAGGACCATCGGTCCCTCGTAGCTGCGCAGCACCTCCTGCGCCAGTCCGCCCCACAGCGGCCACGGAATCGCCCAGCCGGTGTCCTGATCGCCCACCTGCACCAGCCTCAGGCTGTCACTGCTCGGATTCAGTCCCGACGACTCAGTGTCCACGCCTAGAATCTCGCGCCGCTCCCCCAGCCAGCGCTTGAGTGCGAGAGCCTCGTCCAAGTTAGTGACGAGGTGCAATTCCACCGCTTCTAGTGGTGAGGCTCCCACAAGTTCTCGCTTCCTTCCGGCGTCACTGCCCTCAGCATAGCACGCTTCACTTATGAAATGCAGTGTAGATACCGATTGCCAGCACGATCGCAGCGATCACCAGGGCGAACAGCTGCATCCGTGCCTGTGACGCCTGGATGCGAGCCTGCTCAATCGCCACCAGGTCCCGGTCGGAGGAGGACGTTTCCACCTTCGAGGATTTCTCGCCCTGCTGCTGGTACTGAGCGGCACGCAGGTCTTCGATCGACTTGGTGATCGGGGCGAGCGCCTGGGCGAGGGCATCGGCGGTGGCGATGCGCGCCTGCTCCACCTGGTTGCGGAGTGCGTCGGCTGACGCCTGCTGCTGCGTCGCCAGGGTGGACGCCTGCGCCGCCGACACCTCCGCCGCTCGCGCAACCGCGCTGACGTCAACCTGCCGGATCGCGTCGATGCGAGCTGACTCCTGCGTTCGCAGCTTCTCCTCGTAGCTCGCCCGGATAGACATCAGCTCGCGGATGTGACTAGATTCGGCGACGCGCAGGTCATCCTGCCGCTGGATAGCAGCGCGGACCAGGGCGTCCACGTTCTTGGTCGGGTCAATGACCTGATTGCCCTGCCGGTCCACGCCAGGGCCAGAGCTAGGGCCGGAACTCAGCCCTTCGTGCACCACGTCATTGTCAGGCATGCTACGACCGCGCGTATATCTTTCCCGTCGGAGGTTTCTTATGAGCGCAGAAGCACCACGTCAGGCCGGGGCAGCCATCTCGGTGCCTCGCCTCCGCTTCCGCGTCCTTTCCCTCTAGGTACAGGGCGGCACCTTCCCGGCACGCCTTGCAGATCATGCGTCCTCATCCTCCTCATGCGCAATGCAGTCCCAGTAACAGGCACTGTAGCCAGCGATGTCCATCACCGAGTCCATCTTACTAGGCGTCCACACCAGGCGGCTCAGCTTCAGGCAGATCTGGATGACAGCCACGTCCCGGGGCATCAGCATCCGGCCGCCCGGACCCGGACCTCGGTAGCCCAGGGCGTTCAGCATCTCCGCGATGCGGGCGAAGTCCTGATGAGGTTCCCCGTATTCCGCATTCCGTTCCTGAGTGACCAGCTGCTTAGCTCCGTCAAGCAACTGCTCCCGGAAGTCGTATCGTCCCGTTGTCACCATCGCCGCCCTCTTGCTCGATCACCCGTGCCAGGTGACGCTTCTGCGCAGCGACCATCACGGCCTGCGTCTCGAACACGTCCTTGGTAAAGTGCTGGATGGCGTAGATGCTCGCCATCGCCGTGTCCGCCAGCTCCGCGAGCAGCTTCACCCGGGCACCGGGATGCTCCGTTTTGCGCGGATTCTGACCGGTCCACAGAATCATCTCCGACACCGCCTCGCCCACTTCCTCGGCTAGCTTAGCGACACGTGCCCAGTCCTGTGCGAGCGGCTGGTCCTTGTACCGCTGTGCCGTCATCTCATCGATGTGCGCGTCCACCTTCTTCACGACCTGCGGGATTATCATGACGATCATTGACTCAGGCTCCATTCGCGTCTCCTCTAGTTCTAGGTTGACCGGTAATCCACTCCACTCCCTGCCGGCACCCAGGTTCACACTTAGCCATTCGCTCCCAGTATCTTTCGCAGTGATTGCTCGTCGGCTAGAATTTCTTCGATGCGGAACGCCTTGACCTCAAGTATATCACGGACGCGCTGCTCTATACTGTTGGGTGTGACCTGCTCGATTATGCGAATCTCATCGTGGATCTCAGATCCTATGCGGTGGATGCGATCGACAGCTTGTTCGTTAACTTGGGGGCTCCACGCTTTTTGCATGAAGCATATGACATTCGCTCGTGTCAGGGTCAGGCCCTCCGCTCCGGCTCCCAGTGTCATCAGTATGACACGGATGCGCCCGTCCTGGAAGTCCTGGACCGCCTTCGCCCGCTCGACGGTGGACTGCGCCCCGGTCACCAGCCCATGCCGGATCTTCTTCTCCGTCAGCCTCGCTGCTGCAAGCTCGATTAGCTTCCGCGACACCGCTGCCACAACCAGCGGCTCATCCTCGTCCATCTCGCCCAGCAGGTCCAGCAGGTCATCGACTTTAGACGACGGATTCTTGAGCTGCACCTCGCCCGCCTCATCAATCATAGCCGAGGACGACGCAAACTGCAGCAATCGCGTGGCCTGCGCAAGTGCGGACGGGGCACTGAGTATCTCACCGTCGTCGAGGACGGTAAGCAGATTCTTCTCCATCTGCTGGTAGGCTTTCGCCTGCTTCGGGGACATCGGAGTCTCGCGTACCGAGGGAGGCAGCTTCGGCGGGAGCTGCGGCAGCACGGCACTTTTCAGCATCCGGCGGAACGCGGGCTCAGTGATCGCCCGGAATTCGGAGGCAGTCTCCGGCTTGAGACCGAGGATTTCTGTTCCGCCGAACCAGTTGTACCCGATTAGCCCGTATCTAGTGAGGTAGCGGGTGTAGCGCGGGTGCCAGTCAGGCTGGATACCGTGCAGCAGACCCCACAGATCCCCGACGTGGTTGTTGACGGGGGTGCCGGTCAGCAGGAACCGGAACTCTGCGTCGTGGAGGACAGCCCACGAGCTGCGGGTGAGGGCAGTGTCCGCATGCCGGAGGCGGTGTGCCTCATCACAGACAACAGTGCGATAGCCCGCCTCGTTCAGCTCCTTGCGCGCCTTCTGCTTGTCACTGAGCCGGATGGTGCCGTAGCCTGCTTCGCGAGTGTGCAGCCGCAGTGACTCGTAGTTGATGACGGTCACGTCGGTGGCTGACTCAATCTGCTTGCGGCGGGCGGGTGCTGTTCCGCCGACCACCGTGACCGACAGTTCGGGTGCCCAGGCTGCCAGCTCCTTCGCCCACACCGTATTCTTGAGGCTGTTCGGGCAGATGATGAGGGCGGGATACGGATCCAGACCCATCCGCTGCAGCACCTGCAACGTCCTGATTGTGACCGGTGACTTGCCAGATCCCGGCTGGTTCCCCAGAATCGCCTGGCCGCAGGTGACCAGGAAGGCGACGTCAGCCTGCTGGAACGGCTTGAGCTGCAGCTCACCCCCGGCCTCGATCTTGTCCAGCCATTGTTTCACGTGAAACGCGACTTCATCAGTGCTGCTGTCAGGTAGCTCCAGCAGTTCGCGCAGCGCCATCGCGGGGTCGATCCGGGTGTTCTTCACCTGCCAGGCCCACTCCTGCAGTTCCGGCGTCAGGTCGAGAGCGGAGCCGAACAGGCTGCGGAGCTGGAGCGCTGCCGCCCAGGTCAGCGGCATCCGCCACAGCTGCAGGTTCTTATCCCAGCGGGAGCCGGGGATCTGCATGACCAGATCCCTTTCCGCATAACTGCAGGTGAGGATGATGGTATCCTCGTCAAGCCCCGCTACTGACATCCCGCAGTCGCTCCTTCAGTTCCTCGGGAAGCAGATCGTTAGTGATAGCCCAGGTCGCAAGATGACCTGCTGCATCCATTCCGTGCTGCTGTCCGGCCCGGTACCATCCAAGTGTTTTCAGATGCTTGAGCCCTAGCCTCCGTGCCGAGGGGGGCTGGGACGGGAGCATCGCCACGTTATGCTTAACTGTGAGCCATCTTAGCATACCAATGACCATGAGTGCGGATCCATCGTGCTTTATCTGCCTACCAGGCGTGATCGTGAACTGCTCGTACCCAAGGTAGAAGTCACTACCATAGCGTGTCACAAGGTCCTCGACAAGGGCTCCGGTCTCGCGGAACTGAAGTTGCGTACTATTGAATCTCTGTTCGACGAAATCCCACAGCGCCAGTCCGGTTGTGCCGCCAGGATCCGCCCACAGAGCGGCCCGCATCGACCTTGACTGCTCAGTCATATCCCTTGCTCCTTAACTAAAACCGGTCTACTATGAATGAACAGCACCGGAGGGAGTCACGTGGAGCAAGAGCCGAGAATCTGCGAGCAGTGCGGCAAGGAGATACTGCGTCGTGACGGGGAGTACGTGAGTCAGTACAAACGACGTCGTTACTGCAGTACAGATTGCAGAAAGACCGGATCGGCCAGCAAGAGGAAAGCAACACAGGAACCATCCTACGCGACACTTCACTATCGTGTCTACCGTGCACGCGGCCGAGCCGCAGACCAGATATGTGATCATTGCGGTAATCCTGCGAAGGAGTGGGCGACAGTGCACAACACGGATGGCCTAGACCCGATGACGGACTACATCCCGCTCTGCCGTAAGTGTCACCTAGCCTACGATGACGTAAACTATCGCAAGGTAGCAACACGCAGGGCACAGGGAGGTTATGTAAAGACACCCGCGCAAATAGAAGCTATCAGTCAGGGATTCCGCCGGATGTGGAGCAAGATCCCGCCAGAGGAGCGAAGTGAGATCATGCGTCAGCGATGGGAGGTAAGTCGAGCAAAAAAAGCAGCTCTTCAGGAAACGGACTTGCTACCGGAGCAGGAAGCTGATACACTCAGTCATATCAGCACGGAGGGAAACGAGGAAGGTAATGACTGAAGCACCACCGCCAGGGGTGACGTTTCTCATCCACGGGTTTTCCAAGCACGGTAAGAGCTGGCTAGGAGACACAACTCCGGGGCCTCGGCTAGTGCTGGACGCTGAGACAGGCAGCCGGTTCACTCCTAGCCGTAAGATCCTGTGGGACCCGACAAGGGATCGCCCGCCGAAGGCTGACGGCACCTGGGACACTGCCATCGTGCCAGTCCGGCAGTTTCGTACGATGAGCAAGGCGTACGAATGGCTCCTAGCGGGGGATCACGATTTCGAGTCAGTAGTACTGGACAGTCTGAGCGAGGTCCAGACCAAGATCCTGGATGACCTGACCGGCATCAACGCTCCGAAAATGCAAGACTACGGTCAGTTGCTAAGGATCTCCACAGATCTGATCAGGAAGTTCCGAGATCTTGTCACGCATCCGACCAGGCCGTTGCAGTGCGTGATGATGATAACGATGACCAAGCTCGGGCAGGACAACATTTACCGTCCGCTGCTCATCGGCCAGCTTGCTTCCGTCGCCCCCTACCTAGTAGACTGCGAGGGGTTCATGGTCAAGGCTCCGCAGGAGGACGGCTCCATCGTGTACAGGCTGCTGACAGGCACGTTCCAGGGGTACGAGACGGGCGACCGTCTAGGTGGTCAGCTCGGGGAGTACACTGACAATCCCAGGATCGAAGATCTAATCAAGAAGATTCACAACGACACGAAGGAGCCATAGCGAATGAGTGTTCTAAAATGGTCGGAATGGTTGGCGGCGAGTGACGAGGCTGGCTTCAGCGCCATCCCCGCAGGCGACTACGACATGTACATCGAGTCCGCCGAGGCCACGCAGGCGCAGAGCAGCGGCAAGGACATGGTAAAGCTCGTCGCCAGGGTAGAGGCCGGACCGCACGAAGGTGCGAAAATCTTCTCGAACCTAGTCGTCAGTCCCGAGAATCCCACCGCCCTCAGCTTCCTCATCCGCAAGCTCGCGGCTCTTGGCCTCGACCGGGAGTATCTCGCCAAGAACCCGTCTCTCGAAAAGATCGCCAGCGACCTAGAGCACCGTCGCTTCCAGGGCAAGGTGACCGTCAGGCAGTGGAACGAGCAGGATCGCAACGACCTGGACTCGTTCCGTCCTCCGGCCGACGGCAACACGCACCGCGCCTCCGGCTCCATCCCCGACACCGCCTTCGGCGTGTTCATGCCGACCCCGGGCAACGGCGTCACTCCGCACGCCTCGCACCCCTCACACCCCGCTCACCACGGGGCGGGCAAGGGTCCGGAACTGCCCTTCTAGTGTATCCCCGGTGCTATACAGTGCTATAATAAGTAAGGCATAGCCCGCCGTACGCGGGGACAAGGAAGCAGTATGACTACAACTCTAGCACCGCCCCCCGCGTACGGCGGCTTCACCGAGGTGGCCCGGCGCCTGACTGACGCCGGGCCGCGCAGCGTTTCCCGGCAGGGCGTGCGAGCCTGGTGGCTGCGGCGTGAGCGCAGCCAGTTCCCGGACTATCACCACCTGGATGGTGACGGTTTCAAGCAGTGGAACATCGCCGAGGTTATCGACTGGTACGCACGGTACGTCCCCCCGTCGGTCACCCACTGGGGGGTGAGGAACAGGAAAGGAAGACTCACACCTGCATGAGCAAACGGCTGTTCACGTCAGACCCGCATGTCGGCCATATCCTTCTGTCCGCTATCAGGGGGTTCGCTAGTGTCGAGGAGCACAACGAGGTAATAATCGAGCGCTGGAATAACACGGTCGGCGTCAAGGACACTGTGTTCGTAGCAGGGGATGCCGTCATGGGACGCCGGAGCATTTCACTCCAGCTGTACACCCGGATGAACGGGATTAAGCACCTGATCACCGGTAATCACGACGACTGCTGGAGCGGGCACCCCAACTCATGGGCTAAGCACGGGGAGTATAAGAAGGTTTTTGCTTCCATCCAGCCGTTTCTCCAGGTGACGATTGACGGCCAGCTGGTCCTGATAAGCCACTTCCCGTACACGGCGGATTCTATTCACCGGCCGCAGTACAACCAGTACCGCCTCCGGGATGAGGGAAACTGGCTGCTGCACGGTCACACGCACAGTTCCGTCCGGAGAACATCCGCCCGGGAAATACATATCGGCATGGACGCCTGGGACCTCACGCCGGTAGCAGAAACCAGGATCGTAGCAATGATGCGGGCACAGCTAGCACAGGAAAGAAATGGTGAAGGGAATGCGACCCTATCTCCGTCAGACATTCAGGTCCCTCCAGCGACGGCAGCTCCCTCCGCTCCCGTCATTCCGGGGGATGCCCAGGCCGACTCAGGAGCGCCTGGAGCGCCTGGTCACCATCAGTGAGCTACAGCGGCTGCGGGAATTGCCTCCGCTGCCGCCTGATACCCGCAATGCGGCACAATGACGCCCCCCGTACAGTAGGCTAGTACTAGTACCGCAACGCAGCCGGGTGCAACGGGAACCCGGTGCAAAGGAAGGATAGGCAAGCGTGTCAGACACGGAAGTAAAGGCTCTGCCCGCAACTCCCGCCGCCCGTCAGATGGCGGAAGCTGAACTGAAGAAGAGGATACTGGAGAATCTTGCCGCGCTGGGCGGCCAGGTGTCCGGTGAGGACACCATCGTTTACGAAGGGACCGGGTTCCGTTTCCCGGCCTCCTTCGAAGGCGACCTCGCCGGGGTGATGCGTCACCTGGATGAGGTGCGGCGCTCGGAAGAGAAGAAGATCGTTTTCAAGCGCATGTTCCCGTACCGGATGATGGACGGAGCTGTCGCCTTCAGCCGGGCCATGTCCGAGCTGTTCGGAGCGCAGGGGATCGGCATGGTCACCAGGACCATGTTCGGGGACATACCGCCGGAGATTCAGTCGGTCGAAACCGGCATCGGAGAGCACACCGAAGCTCCGTGGGGCAAGGTCGGGTTCACTGCGCTCGACGCAGTGTTCACCGTCAAGTACACGTCCCACCCGGAGCTGGGTTACGTCTCGGAGATTACCTGCGAGGCACCCCGCAAGCACCGGCGCAAGATTGAGGGCTTCTTCGACGTTGTTGAAGCGCACCTGCGCAACAACAGCATATACCGGGGCAAGGCGATTACGGCAGCAAGCACCCCCGGGTTCTTCAATGCGTTCTCGGTCCGCCCGGAAAGCGTCGTCTACACGCCTGCCGTCATGAGGCAGCTGAGTGCCAACGTCTGGACGCACATCCGGTACGCGCAGCAGCTGCGTGACATGAACCGGTCGCTGAAGCGGACCGTGCTGCTGAAGGGGCCGTACGGCACCGGCAAGTCGCTCGCCGGAGTGCTCACGGCGCAGATCGCGCTTGAACACGGCTGGACGTTCATCATCGTCCGATCCGAGGACGACCCGCTGCAGGCGCTGCAGACGGCAAAGATGTACGCCCCGGCAGTCGTGTTCATCGAGGACTTCGAACTCCTTACCGAGGGCAAGTCCAGGGAAGAAGTAGACCGGATCCTCGACCTCATGGACTCGGTGAGCACCAAGGGACAGGAGGTTATCGGGCTGCTCACGACCAACTTCCTCGAAAAGATCGACAAGGCCGCACTCCGGCCAGGCCGGATCGACCACATCATCTCCATCGAGGGCCTGGAAGGGGACGGGTACACCACCCTGGTCAAGTCCATCATCCCGGCCGCGCAGCTAGCTGCGGACGTCAACTACCAGGCGGTAGCTGAGGCTTTCAAGGGATTCTACCCGGCTTTCGCTAGCGAGGCAGCCGGAAAGGCGATCCTCTACAGCCTAGACCGGACCGGCGGTCGGCTGGACACCATCACTACCGAGGACCTGCTCGCCGCAGCAGCCGGAGTTCGTGAGCAGCTGGAAGTCCAGCAGGCTGCTCACGAGGCATCGCACCGGCAGCCCGGGATCGATGAACTGCTCGTAGAACGGATGGAGAACGTGCTGCGCCGCACCATGTACGAGGGCGACTACATGGTGGTTCAGCCCCGCAGGTAGAACACCGCTTGCATGATCGGCAGTAGTTCGCTATACTGACAGAGCGCCCCGGCCGGAC